CGGTGTGGGAGGAGCGCAAGCGGGCCGAGGACGCGGCCAAGGCCGAGCTGGGCGCGACGCGCAAGGCAGCTGCAGCATGAGCGGCGTGAGCTTCTTCGTGCCCGGGCATCCGCAGGGCAAGGGCCGCCCGCGCATCGGCAAGGTGGGCCCGCATGCCCGCAGCATGTTCACGCCGCAGAAGACGGCCGCTTACGAGGGGCTGATCGCTCTGGCCGGGCAAGCCGCGATGGCCGGGCGCGAGCCGATCACCGGTGCCGTGGCGGTGGTGCTCGACATCTGCCTGGAGGTGCCGGCGAGCTGGTCGAAGAAGAAGGCCGCCGCGGCGCTGGCCGGGCGCGAGCACCCGACCAAGAAGCCCGACATCGACAACGTCGAGAAGGCGATCTTCGACGGGCTGAACGGCGTGGCGTGGGTCGACGATGTGCAGGTGGTGGACGTCGTGAAGCGCAAGCGCTACGGGGCGCTGCCGGGTGTGCAGGTGGACATCGAGGTGCTCTCATGACGCAGCAGCAGCAAGCCGCCGTGTTCAAGTCCGTCAGCCAGGCGCTGCATGTGGCCTTCCTCATCGCCAGCCTGCCGGTGACGCAGAAAGGACCCATGCAGGCCGCGCTGGAGCACCTGATGAAGCAGGCCGGCATCCGCACCGAGCACATGCGCGACAGCAACGTGAATTTCCGCGGCCTGTCGCCGCTGGAGGTGCGCGGGCAGTGCGCCATGGTGCGCGCGGCCGTGCTGCATCACTGCACGGAGATGGAGCGCCACGCCATCCACGCGTGGTATGCGCTGGACGAGGCCAAGGCCGACGGCGTGCGAGCGCTGCGCGACTTCGTGGCGCCCCGGCTGACGATCGAGAGCCCGCAGGCCCGCATGCTGCTGGTGTGGCACGTGCACGCCCAGGGCCGGGCCCGGGACATCTGCACCGAGCGCGCGATCGCGGCCGAGCACGGGCTGAGCCAGTCGACGGTGCACCGCAACGTGGTGGTGGTGGGCCAGACGGCCGGCAAGCTGCGCCGGGCGGGCATGGAAAGGTTGGAACATCTGTTCCAACGTGACGGGTTGGTAGAAGCGCCTGAACACGCTGTCAGTTGCTGACGCCCCGCATTTGAGGTGTCGCCGGCCATCAGTGAATCAAAACTGGTACAGTTTCGCTATGGTCGGGACGTAACTGCCCCCGACGAACACACACCGAAGCCCGCAGGCGCAAGCCGAGCGGGCTTCTTGCATTTCGGACCCCGACTTGGCGCCGCATCGCTCCGGTGCACCCCACGGGCAAATGGGGTGAAATTTTCCGCCCACGCTGCCTGGACGACTGAGCGAGCGGCAGCGAACGGCACGACGCAGCGCTGCTTGTCGGCGTAGGTCCGATGCGCCGATCCCTTTCCCACCCACACCGCGGAGGTCCAGATGGCCGCCCAACTGTGCGGGGCGAAGACGCGCTCGGGAGCGCCGTGCCGCGCCTTTTCGATGCCCAACGGCCGATGCCGCAAGCACGGAGGCAAGAGCACTGGAGCCCCGAAGAAGAACGCCAACGCGTTGCAGCACGGCATCTACGCCGTGCACTTCACGCCCGAAGAGATCGACCTGGCCGGACAGATCCAGCTAGGCCGCGTCGATGACGAGCTGCGGCTCATGCGCTTGCGGCTGCGCCGCGCCCTGGCCGCCGAAGAGCAGGCCCAAGGCAACCCGGAGGTCGATGAGGTCGTCGAGCGAGAGCAAGGCGGCGAGGCCGTCTCAGCGCGCAAGGAGACCAAGAGCAAGGTCCGTGACTACGTGTCCATCGTGGACAAGATCATGGCGCGCATCGAGTCGCTGGAGCGCACGCGGGTGCACCTGATCGCCGATGGCGATGGCGCCGAAGACCCGCCGAGTGCGGACAGCCTGACCCCTGGTGAGCCCGATGAGCAAGCGCCGCCTGCCCCGGTCCGCTGAGGTCATCAAGCTCACGCCCAAGCAAGCCAACATCTACGCCTGGGGCTGGCAGCCTGACGCGCGGTTCCGCGACGCGGTGTGCGGCCGGCGCTTCGGCAAGACCTTCCTGGGCGCGGCCGAGATACGGCGCGCAGCCGAACTGGCCAAGCGCTGGGGCGTGTCGGGTGACGACGAGATCTGGTACGCGGCGCCGACCTTCAAGCAGGCCAAGCGCGTGTTCTGGCGCCGGCTGAAGCGAGCCATTCCGCGCGAGTGGATCGACGGTCGGCCGAACGAGAGCGAGTGCTACATCACGCTCAAGAGCGGGCACCTGATCCGCATCGTGGGCTTGGACAGCTACGACAACCTGCGCGGCTCGGGCCTGTTCTTCGCGCTGGTGGACGAGTGGGCCGACTGCCCGTTCGAAGCCTGGCAAGAGGTGTTGCGGCCGATGCTGTCGACCTGCCGCTACGTGGTGGACGGTCGCGAGCGGCGAGGCGGGCACGCGCTGCGCATCGGCACGCCCAAGGGCTTCAACCACTGCTACGACACCTACACGCACGGCCAGGCCGGCGGCGAGCCGGATCACCGCTCGTGGCTCTACACCTCGCTGTCTGGCGGCAACGTTCCGGCCGAGGAGGTCGAGAGCGCGCGGCGCCAGCTGGATCCGCGCACGTTTCGCCAGGAGTACGAGGCCAGCTTCGAGAACTACTCGGGCCGCGTCTACTACAGCTTCGACCGGCGCCACAGCGTCAAGCCGTGCCATTACGACCCGGGCCTGCCGCTCATGGTGGGCATGGACTTCAACGTCAACCCGATGTCCGCCACGGTGTGGCAGGAGCGCCCAGACGGTGAGCTGTGGCAGGTCGGCGAGATCGTCATCCCGACCAGCAACACGGACGAGATGGCGGCTGAGCTGCGAGCGCGCTACGGCAAGCCCGGGTTCCAGCCTGGCGTGCTGGACGTGGGCCACATCACCGTTTTCCCCGACCCTGCCGGCGCGCAGCGCAAGACGAGCGCGCAGGGCAAGACCGACATCAGCATCCTGCGCGCCGCCGGCTTCAAGGTGGTGGCGATGGATGCGCATCCCCTGGTGCGCGACCGCATCAACCTCGTGAACGGCAAGTTCCAGAGCGCCGACGGCAAGCGCCATGCGTTCGTGGATCCGTCGTGCCGCGAGTCGATCAAGTGCTACGAGCAGGCCGTCTACAAGGAAGGCACGAGCGAACCGGACAAGGACCTGGGGCTTGACCACCTGCCAGACGCATCGGGCTACTACATCTACACCCGCTTCGCCTACCTGCCGGCGCGCGGCGCCCAGATCAACCACATGGGCCGCTGAACATGCCTGACTTTCGAACGCTGCAAGCCGGCTACCCACGGGACAAGGACTACCCCGAGCGCACCTTCCGCCTGGCTGCCCTCACCCGTGTGGTGGAGGGCACGCTGTACGACCAGCTGGAGCACCCATTCGGCGAGGAAAAGAACGGCGCTGGCGAGTACATCCCGCTGGCCAAGCGCCGGCCCAGCGCGCGCACGCGGATCTGCCGCACGGTGGTGAACGACTCGGTGAGCATGCTGTTCAGCGAGGGGCATTTCCCAGCGGTCGAGTGCGCCGATGAGCCCACGCGCGACGCGCTGGCCAAGCTGGTGCGCGAGGCCAAGCTCAACGAGGTCATGATCGACGCGGCCACGCGCGGCTCTGTGGGCTCGGTGGCTGTGCTGATGCGCGTGCTCAAGGCCCGCGTGTTCTTCAGCGTTCTGCCAACCGGCTACCTGACGCCGGCCTGGGACGACGAAGCGCCCGACACCCTGGTGAGCGTGACCGAGCGCTACAAGGTCAAAGGCGAGGTGCTGAAGGCCAGCGGCTACGCCATCCCCGATGCGCAGCTCAAGGACGAGCTGTGGTTCCAGCGTGTGTGGGACGGCCAGGCCGAGACCTGGTACCTGCCGCAGACCAAGGAAGACGCGGCCGAAGGCAAGCCGCCGGCCGTCGACACCGCCCGCACGACGTCGCACGGCCTGGGCTTCGTGCCCATCGCCTGGGTGCGCAACCTGCCGGGGGGCGACGACATCGACGGCGCGCCCACGCTGCCGCCCGAAGCGATCGACACGCAGATCGAGGCCGACTACCTGCTCAGCCAGGGCGGGCGCGGCCTGAAGTACCAGAGCGACCCGACGCTGCACATCAAGGAACCGGCATTCGGCGAAGGCGCCATGGTGAAGGGCGCGGCCAACGCCATCGTGACCAGCGCCGAGGGCGACGCGAAGCTGCTGGAGATCAGCGGCGACGCGGCCACCGCGGTGATGGACTGGGTCAAGGGCCTGCGCGAGCTGGCGTTGGAAGGCGCAGGCGGCAACCGGGCCAACGCCGACAAGCTGAGCGCAGCGCAGTCGGGCCGGGCCATGGAGCTGATGAATCAGTCGCTGATCTGGCTGGCTGACAAGCTCCGCATCAGCTACGGCGAAGGCGCGCTCCTGGACTTGCTGGGCATGGTGGTGCGCGCCGCGCAGAAGTTCGACCTGGTCGACAAGCGCGGCCGAAAGCTGGGCGCGCTCAACGCCGAGGAAGACCTCAGCCTGCGCTGGCCGCAGTGGTACGCCCCGACCTACGCGGACAAGGATGTGCAAGGCCAGACGCTGGTCGGCCTGACGGCTGGCGGCCTGATGTCCAAGGCCACAGCGGTCAAGAGCCTGGCCAGCGACTACGACATCGAAGACCCCGAGGACGAGCTGGCCGCCATCGCCAAGGACGCAGCAGACAACGCCGCGGCGCAGAAGGCGGCCGGGCCCAAGTTGGTCAAGCAGACCGTGTTCAGAGACGCCGACAAGATGGTCGTCGGCTCGCGAGAGGAAACCTGATGAAGCTCACTGATACCGGGCGCGTGCGCGGCCACATCCGCATCGAAAAGTTCGACGACGCCGGCCAGCTCTACGACGTGGCCGAGGCTGACAACATCTTTCTGACCGCCGGAATCAACGAGCTGTGGAAGCTGGCCACCGGCCAGAGCGCCAACACCTTCACCAACAGCACTGCCCAGGTCGGCATCGGCGACAGCAGCACTGCGGCGAGTGCCGGCCAAACCGACCTGCAGGCTGCGACGAACAAAACATACAAGGCGCAGGACGCCTCATTCCCGAGCGTGCCCAGCGCCGGCGCCATTCAGTTCAAAAGCACGTTCGGCAGCGCTGACGCCAACTACGCCTGGAATGAATTCGTGGTGAAGCACGGCACCAGCGGCATCTGCCTGGATCGCGGTGTCTCTGCCATGGGCACCAAGGCCAGCGGCACCACCTGGGTAAGCACGCTCACCCTCACCATTGCCTGATGCACCACCATGGCCGCAAAAACTGACCAGGTCATCGTGCTGCCGCTCGACAGCGGCAACACCGGCAAGAAGATCCGCGCGAAGGAAAGCGTGGTCGGCGCCAACACGGTGGAGGAGTACTTCTTCATCCCCAGCACCGAGCGCAACGAATCGGGCCGCTACAAAGCCACCGCCACGGCTGCGGCCATTCCCACCGCAGTGCACACCGGCAATACCACCGGCTTCCTGTTCATCGCCAACCCAACCAGTTCGACGATCAAGAGTTCGCTCTCGCGCCTGCTGCTGGAGCACAACTTCAGCACCACCCTGGCAGTGGACCTGATCGCGCCCATCCTGCGCGTGAGCCGGTTCACCTTCACCGGCGCCTTCTCCGGCACGGCCATCACGCCGGCCAAGCGCGCCACGGCCGATGCCACGGCGCAGCTCATCCTCTCCACGGTATCCACAGGCGCCACCATCACGCTCGGCGCCACGCTGCTCGAATACATCGGGCAGACCATGGACCTGGCGACCGGTGGCGCCGGCCACTGGAACGCACAGGTCGACAACTGGTCGCCAGATGAGGAAGGCGATGAGATTGTGCTAATCGCGGGTGAGGGCATCGTGGTGTGGTCTGCGCTGGCTGTCACCACGGCCAACCGCAAGATCTCTATCAGCGCGGCCTGGAAAGAGTTCCAGTAACCATGGTCTTCACGCTCGTCGACGGCGTCGTCCTGCTGGACGGTTTCGCCAGCCCGACTGCGCCCGGCACCTTTGTGCTGGTCGATGGACTGCTGCACCAGCAGTCGGACACCCCAGCCACTGCCACGGCTCAGCCCATCGACGCGCTGCTTGGCCTGAGTACCTGGGCCGCCAGCGGGGGCAGCAGCAGCATCCCGGCTGCTGATGCAGCGACCGGCACCGACGCCGCCGCCATTGCCGCCGCGCTGGCCCTAACCGAAGCCGCTGCAGGCACCGACAGCGCTGCTATTGCCGCCGCTCTGCCGGCGGCCGATACCGCGACCGCAAGTGAGTCTCTTGCCCTGGTGGCAAGCACCGGCCCGGCAGATACGGCAGCAGGCAGCGACAGCACGAGCATCACCGCCAGCCTGACAGCGGCCGACAGCAGCACCGGCTC